GAGTACTTGTTAAAGACCAAACAGAAGCTAGACAAAACGGTATCTACATTGTAGAAATCGTTGGTACTAACTCTACTAATTGGAGATTAACAAGAAGTGATGACGCAAATATCGGTACAGATATAACTGGTGGTACATTTACTTTCGTAGAAGAAGGTACTGCTAATAGTGATAACGGTTATGTGTTCACACACAATGGTACACCTACAATAACAGATAGTACACTTTCTAACAATACTGAAATGCCAGTATCACAATTCTCTGGTGCAGGACAAGTAGTTGCTGGTGCAGCTATGGTAAAAGCAGGAAATACTTTAGATGTTAATGTAGACAATACTTCAATCGCTGTAATATCAGACGCTTTATCTATTAAAGCAGGTGGGGTTACAAATGCTATGTTAGCAGGAAGTATTGCAAATTCTAAACTTGCGGATCCAAATATCTCACTTGCTGGTGAGAGTGGAACCGGTTCAGTTGGATTAGGTGGTACATTAACTATTTCTGCAGGAGAAGGAATTGATACTTCTGCTTCAGGTACTGCAATCACAATCGCTGGTGAAGACGCAAGTACAACGAATAAAGGAGTTGCTTCTTTTAGTACTGATAACTTTACGGTAACAAGTGGTGCCGTTGAGGTTACTACTATTGACGGTGGGTCGTTCTAATGGCTGATACCGTAATAAAACCAAAAAGAAGTTTCACAGCTGCTGCTGTTCCTCAATTATCTGATTTAGAAATTGGTGAATTAGCAATGAACATTGCTGACGGTAAGTTTTACACGAAGCAAAATGCGAACACTATTAGAGAAGTTGGTGGTGCAAGTGCTGTTAATATTCAATCAGTATTAAATGCTGGTGCTATTACAACAACTGACTTAACTTTTAATAACGCAAATATAGTATTTGAAGGCGCTACACCAGACGCCTACGAAACAACATTAACGGTAGAAGACCCGACTGCTGATAGAACGGTTAAACTACCAAATTCTAGTGGAACATTAGCATTGACAGGAGATATTCTTGCCTTTGCTGTTGTATTTGGAGGATAATAAATGGCTAGTGCTTTTAAAAACGCAGGACAAACTAACTCACAAGTTGATGATTCAACTGCAAATGTTTATACAGCGCCATCTAATGGTACTGCTGTATTACACGCTGTTTATATCTCAAACACTTCAACTGATACACAAGCAGAAGTAGATGTAAAGGTTACGGTTGATGGTGGTACTACTTTCAAAACAATGATGAGTAATATTATTATTCCACAGAATAACACTTTTATATTAGATAAGCCTGTAAATTTAGAGGCAAATGACATTATAAGAGTGATTGCTTCTCACGGAAATACTGATACATTTATTTCGGTATTAGAGAATACATAAGATTAAAATAGTTATAAATATAAGAAAACGAAGAGGAAGAATTAGATGGCATTAGCATTACCAACAGGAGCTTCACAAGCAGTTGCCGTAGACGCAGCTGGTTTCCAAATCTCTAACGAATATGCTATGCACGCCCTTAACCGTGATGTTAATGGTCTTTTGATATACACAAAGACCAAATTAGATAGTAATGAGGAAGTGATTGTTAACAGCGGAGAAGGTTTTGGATTTAATGGGTTTGAAGGACTTGCAATCGGTAAGGCAAGTGATGGAACAACCGTTCAGAATACACTACAAAGTGATTTTGACGAGAATACAGACGCTCATTACCAAACTAACGCAAAGTTTAGAAAGTATCAACAGACAAGATTTGATCCGTTGAAACTTTTTTACTTTTTAAATGATGAAGGTAATCTTGTGGCAAGGTATCAACAAGATTATACTTACGCCGCTAGTGAGACAGCAACTTCTACAACTGGAAGCAACTGGATCCCAAGTGGTGGAAACTATTATACCGCTAGTAATGTTAACAGGTACTTGTAAAAATTAAATAGAGAGAGATAAAAATGGCAGATTTTATTTTAGGAAGACTTAAATTTCACTTTAAAGGAGATTGGGTTACAGGAACGGCATATATTAAAGATGATGTCGTAAGATACGGAGGAAATAGCTTCGTAGCGATGGCGAACCATACAGGTTCAGCTGCGTTTGAAACAGATTTAACAGCAACCAAATGGAAAAAGATGGTTGCAGGACAAGAATGGAAAGGCGCTTGGCAAGCAACTACAGCTTATAAAGTTGATGATGTTGTACAATGGGGAGGTTCTACTTTCGTATGTAATGAAGCGCACACTTCACAATCAGATTTATATGACGACACTAGTAAATGGACTTCTTTTGTTCCAGGATTTAACTGGACAGGAACTTATACTGCTTCAACAGCATATAAAGTAAACGACTTAGCGAAATACGGTGCAAATGTTTATATTTGTTCAGTTGAACATACTGCCGCTTCAACAATAGATACAACTAAATTTTCACTATTCGTTTCTGGATTAGAATTTGAAGATTCATACAACTCTGGTACTGCCTACCAAGCTGGTGATGTTGTAACCTACGGAGGTTATAACTATGTCGCAATTCAACAATCTACAGGTCAATCACCTTATAACAATGCAACATACTGGGAAGTACTTACAACTGGATTTAAAATGGTTGGTACTTATGCCGGTGCAACTGCTTATAAAACTGGTGATGTAGTTAGATATGGTGGTCATACATATGTTGCAAAAACAGACGCAACTGGTATTGTACCAACAACAACTGCAACTTGGGATTTATTAAACGAAGGATTTAACTGGAGAGATAGTTGGGCAGACGCAACTGCTTATGCTCCTGGTGACGCAATCGGTTATGGTTCATCTTCTTACAGATGTAAACTTGCTCACACTTCTTCTGCTGTACAAGGTGACGCAAAAAGACCTGACTATGATACAGGCGGAGTTTACTGGGATTTAGTTGCTGAAGGTGATTCAAACTTTGTTACCACTAGTAGAGGTGACTTATTAACTAGAAACGCTACACAAAATATTAGACTACCAATTGGTACAGCTGGTTCAGTTGTACAATCAGACGGAACAGATGTTAGTTGGGGAATACCTGGGGTTACAACAAATGTATTCTTTGTTGCTAAACACGGTGCTGACAACGATCCATCTACTGATACAGGTAGAGGTACTTCACTAGACAAACCTTGGTTAACACTTGCATACGCAATGGCTTGGATTAATTCAAATGTTGCTGCTAGTGCTTACAAAACGGTTTATGTAAAAACTGGAACTTACGAAGAGGCATTGCCTATCGTTCTTTCTGCTAATACACAATTAGTTGGAGACGGAGTAAGAAGTACAAGAATTACACCTGCTTCTGGAAATTCAGTAGTTGCAGGATTAACAAACACACCAAACAATCGTGCTGATATGTTTAGAGTACATAACGGTACAACGGTTACTGGTTTCACATTTAGTGGAATGGTTGGAACTATGGGAAGTGCTGACTCATATGGAGTTGCAAGACCTAATACTTCTGACGGTGCAACACGAAGTGGTGTTGTATTTGCATTAGACCCAGGAACTGGAGTTGGTGATACAACTACACACATTACAACTAAATCACCATTTATTCAGAATTGTACACACTTTGGTACAGGTTCTGTTGGTATTAAAATTGACGGTGCATTACACAACTCTGGAAACAGAAGTATACTTGCAAACGACTTTACACAGGTAACTTCTGGAGGTGTTGGAGTATGGGCACTTGCAAATGCAAAATCAGAATTAGTATCTGTATTTACATATTACGCACATCACGGTTACTTATGTGATAGTGGTGCTGTTATGAGAAGTTTGAACTCAAACAACTCTTACGGTGAATACGGTTCAACAGCTGCTGGTATTGACGCAAACGAAACGCCATATACTGGTAATGTAGATTTAAGAGATAACGAAGCTCAAGTAGGAAGAGTATTAGTATCTGGTTCAGGTATCGGAAGATTAGAATTACAATATGCAGGACAATCATATTCTTCTGCTTCAATTGCAATTGCCGGTTCTGGTGCTTCAGGAACTGCGTCTGCTTCTTTTAGTGATGGCGCTGTAAACTTTATTAAAGTTAACACAACAGGTTCTACACACTTTACTACAACAGGATTTGCACAATCAGGAACTGCAAGTACAATTAAACTTGCTGCTTCTGACTCACAACCTGATGACTTCTACAATGGTATGAGAATTACGGTTTACACAGGAACTGGTTATGGTAACACAGGTGTTATCGCTGACTATGTTGCTTCTACAAAAACTTGTACGGTACAAAAAGAAAATGGTACTGCAGGATTTGATGTATTTGTAAACTCTGGATTATCAGCTGCAACATCTTTTGATACAACAACAGGTTACGAAATTGAACCTAGAGTTGCTTTAAGTGGTGGTGGTTCTCCTAGTAGAAACGCACTCGCAAGAGCAGTTGTAGAAAATCAACAAGTTTCAAAAATTCTTATATTAGACGGTGGTGCTGGTTATTCTTCTGCACCAACGGTAACAATTACAGACCCTAACGCAAGTACGGTTGCTACTGCAACTTCACATATTGCTGACGGTGTAATATCACAAACAACAATAACAAGTGCTGGTTCTGGATACAAAACAGAAACTTCAACTGCTACTATCACTGGTAACGGTTTTGCTGAAATTCAAAGTGAAGGTACTGCCTTTGTAAGATTAACAGGATTATCTAAATCGCCAACAGGTGGTGACATTGTTGAATTTGCTGGAATAACAAACCAAGCATATTATGTTGTTGGTGTAACCGGTTATTCAAGTGGTGCTGGTTTAGTTAGAGTAAATCCTAAATTTACAACTTCTAATCAACCAACTCACGCTGAAACTGCAACTTTAAGAAGTAATTACTCAAACATTAGATTGACTGGACACGACTTCTTGGATGTAGGTACTGGTGATTTTACAACAACAAATTATCCTAACACACCAACTCAAGCGCCTGACGCAAATGATGAAATCTTTGAAGCAGATAGAGGAAGAGTATTCTACTCATCTACTGACCAAGACGGTAACTTTAGAGTTGGTAACTTGTTTAGAATTGAACAGGCAACTGGTAAAGCAACATTGAATGCTGAAGCATTTGACCTTTCAGGATTACAAGAATTGAGTTTAGGCTCAAACGCACAAGGTAATTTCGGTGCTACAATTAATGAATTTAGTACTGACGGAACATTAGCAGATAATTCTGATAGTGCTCTAGTTACCGAAAGAGCGATTAAGACTTATGTA